GCCTGCCAACCTCCTGAAGGTGGTCAAGCAGGCCATGAGGGACGGAGGGCGCCAGGCAGCGAAGGAGATCCGGAAAGCGATGCCCCGGCGGTTCAAGCGTCTCGTCTCCTGCAAGGTTGTCAAAGGCTCCCTGTCCGGGGACTACAGTGCCCTGGTCGGAGCCTTCAACCGGGTGAAGGGAGGAGACAACGAACCGGACGACTGGTTCAAGGCCTACTGGAAGAACTACGGCACCCTGACCAGACGGTCGCAGTCCCACAAGTTCGACTATCCGATCAAGAAGAACGTCCGGAGGCGGAACAACGTGGGCCAGCCCGCGGAGATGTTCTACGACAGATCCATCGGACCAGCCCAGGACGCCTTCGTCCGGGCCTTCGAGGACAGCGTTAAGAACCAGGAAGACAAACTCAAACAAAGATGACCGAAAACCTGCACACCTATCTCGTCTCGACGCTTAACGCCTCGGAGATCTATCCCGCCCTCTCGGAGGACGAGATCGACAGCTACCCCTATGTGACGTTCGAGCTCCCGTGCGAGTATAGCTACACGAAGGACGGCCCCTACAAGATCGTCGGGAACCTGACCATCCGTTCCGTCTCCGACGACTTCGACCAGGCGGACGCCATTCGCGCAGGCATCGAGGCGTCCATCGAAGGAGGCTTCACCGGCCCGGCCTACACGGCCCGGCTGATGGATCTCCGGAAGGACTGCACCGATGGCGTCTGGGTCATCGAGCTCGACTACATCCTAACTCAGTACGAATAACCATGGCATTAGCAGGATACAATATCGCATTCAAGATCGGGGTCGGCTCCCCGAAGGTGTACAAGACCTTCGCAGGCCGCACCCAGGACGATCTCACCATCGCGGCGAGGACGCGGGAACGTCTGACCAAGGATGACGCCGGGGCCACCCAGGTAGCCGTCGTCGGTCAGGACGTCACCTTCCGGGCGACCGGACTGGTGGAGCTGACCTCCTCCACGGCCATCACCCGCGACCAGCTCATCGGCTTCGCCCTCCAGGCGGGGGCCAACGCCGTCTTCGACTTCCAGTACGCGACGAACGGGAACGACATGCTCTCCGGCAGTTGCGTCATTACCAACCTGTCTGAGTCTTCTAACGCCTCCGACGACGCCACGCTGACCGTGGACTTCCGCGTCGTGGGCGCCCCGACTTTCGACGAAGATACAACCGATTAAAACAACGACATCATGGCAGCATTAGAAGGTTACAACATTGCATTCAAGATCGGCAACAAGACGCTCGCCGGTCGTACCCAGGACGACCTGACCATCGCTGCGCGGACGAAGGAGAGCCTGACGAAGGACGACGCTGGTGCCACCCAGGTGTCGGTCATCGGTCACGATATCACCTTCCGCGCCACGGGCCTCGTGGAGCTTGGCACGGACACCACCGGCAAGTCCTTCCGCAACACCCTCATCGCCAACGCGCTGAAGACTGGCTCCCAGGCCGTCCTCGCGTTCAAGTACATGCCCACCGGCGGCCAGGCCTACGGTGGCAACTGCGTCATCACGAACTACAGCGAGTCCTCCAACGCGAGCGACGAGGCCTCCTACACGGTCGACTTCCGCGTCACCGGTGACATGACGACCACTTCCTAAACCATCACAATCATGAAGAAGGACTACATCACAATCGCAGGCAAGCGCTACCGGGTCGAGTCGAACTGGAACGCGCTCACAGCTTTCCTCGACGCCGTGGGTCGCAACACCCTCGACGAGCTCTCCCGCATCGACACCATCAGACCCTCCGAGCTGACCGCCATGATGGCGGCCTGCATCGCGGAAGGGGAGAGGATGGACGGACGCGACGGTGCTCCCTCCGCGCTGGATCTCGGCGCGGTGATCACTCCGGACGACGTCCGCGAGTTCCTGGACATCTACGTCCGGCAGTCCAGTCCCCAGCTGGAGGCGGATGAGCCAAAAAAAGAGGAGCGGGAGACGGAGCCCGCAAGCTGACGATAGGAGACGTCCGGGGCTGGGCCATCGCCCGCCTCGGACTTACCCTTGAGGCCTTCGGTCTTCTCCGTCAGGGCGAGTTCTGGGAGGCGATGGTCGCCTGGAATGAAGACCGGACAGCGGAACGGAAGCACACGGCGGAAGTGGCCCGGGCAGTGGGCCTTCGCCTGTTCAACATCCAGCTGGCAAAAGGCAAGGCGGTGAGCCCCCACGAGTTCCTACCCTTTCCATGGGACGAGGAGGCGAAGCCGGACGACGGAGGCCTGTCGGAGATGACACCGGAGGAGAAGAAGGCCTCCCTGGAGAAACTGAAAGAACTAATCGACTGGTAACGATATGTCCACGAAAGACCCCAACCTGAAGGTAATATTCGGAGCCGACACCAAGGACTTCGACAAGGGCGCGAAAGCGGTCAAGCAGGGCTTGTCAGATCTTGACAAGAGCACCGGCACGATGCTGTCAAGCCTGAGCAACGCCTTCGGAGTCTCCTCCGGCAAGGTGGAGCAGATGACGAGCGCCATCCGGGGCCTTGGTTACAGACTCGTGGAGACCGGGAACTCAGGAGCGCAGGCCATCGGATCTATCCTTGCAAAGATCGGCCCGCTCACGGCAGGCATAGCCGGTCTGGGGCTCGGTGCGGCGATCGCTGGATTCAAGCAGCTGAAAGCCGAGGCCGACAACTTCAAAAGCACCATCGACGGCATGAACATGTCGATGGCGACATCGGCCTACATCTCCACCTACAAGCAGGTCCTGCACGACGTCAACAGTGATACCGGCAGAGCCGTAGCGGAGGCCATGAATAACTGGGAGAAGGGATTCGGCAGATTCAAGGCTCAGTTAGGGGCTACTTTCTCCACCTTCATGACGAGCAGCACCCTTGGGGAGTTTGCCGGTTCGTTCAAGGAACTACGGCAAGCCTTCAAAGAGGCCGATGAGGCGGCAACCAGGAACGCAGAAAGGGCCAGCCAGATCGCAGACATCCGCAAGCAGGAATTACAGGTCCGTAAGGACATAGCAGATATTGACGTGGAGATCGCCGAGCAGCGGCGCATCATCCGCGACAGGTCTAAGAGCGCGGAAGAAAGGTCTGCAGCAGAGGAGGCTGTCCGGAGCAAAATATCCGAGCGGTCCCGGATGCAGAAGGAGATGGCCGAGTCCCTCTATGTCCTGCAATCGCAGATCACAAGCGAGGCCGGGAGCACCTACGATGAGATGAAGGAGGTGACTGACCTCTATGTGCAGTGGAAGGGCATCAGCGCTGCTGAGGCCGACCAGATGGCCGGGATAGATCGTTATGCAAATTCTATCGCCGGCAACACGTCGAAAGCTGCGGAAGCAGCGCAGAAGCAGCGCGAAGAGCTGGAGAAGATCTCCGCCATCCGGTCGAAGTGGTCCAGCCTCGCCGGTGCGGATCTCTCCGGCCTATCCTCCATCCAGGGCTCCGTCGCCGGTCCGTCCCTCTCCATCCTGCCGAGGCAGGAGGATGCGGAAATCTTTAAGGAGACCTTCCTTGCCCAGCTCGGCGACTTCAAGGTGGCCATCGGCTTCAAAGCAGACACTGAGAGCATACAAAACATCACCAACGAAGTGACATCCCTGCTTGAGAGCACAGTCACCCGTACCTCGGAGATCATCGGCAATCTGGCCGGAACCCTTGCGAACGGAGGAAACGCCTGGGGGGACTTCAAGAACGCCGCCCTGTCTGCCTTCGGTGACATGGCCATCGCCATCGGTAAGATCGCCATAAAGGCGGGCATGGCCGCGGCGGGTATATCCGTCGCATTGAAGAACCCGCAGAACTGGTTCCTGGCTGTCGCGGCTGGTGCCGCCCTGGTCGCCCTCGGATCTGCCGTCAAATCTTCCCTCTCTTCCGTCGCTTCAGGTGACTACAGCGCGAGCGGCGGAGGCGGGTATTCCGGCGGCTACTCCAGCGGGACCTCCAACGACTGGGAGGCCCGCGAGGTGAAGGTCGAGGTGACCGGCGAGCTGGTGGCCAATGGCGACCAGCTGCAGATCGCCATCAATAACGCGAACAAGAAACGATACATCACCGGATAATGGCAGCCTCCACGAAATATCGGTTCAGGTACAACTCCGTTCACGGGGTGGAATACATCATCCAGCTCGCGGAGGAGGGCTACAGCGGCGCCGTCATCGACAGGCCCCTCGGAGTGGCCCCGGTGCTGCACATGCAGGAGAGCGGCGCCTTCCGCGCCACCTCCCTCGACCTCACCCTGGAATGCCAGGTGGACGGCGAGTTCGCAAGCCTGTACACCAGCGATCCGAAGCAGTTCAAGATCTACGTCTTCCGCGGCGGCAGTAATACCGCCATCTGGGAGGGATTCGTCGCCACGGAGATCTACGCGGAACCAGACATCGCTCCGCCATACGACGTCAAGATCACAGCGACGGACGGCCTCGGAACCCTCAAGGAATACACCTTCGAAGGCGCCGGTGAGCTCACCATCAAGGAACACCTGAGGACGCTGCTGGCGAAGACCGGCCTGTCCTCGACGATCTACTGCGGCTTCTCCATCCGGAGGGAGTCTGGAACGACGGCGGACTTCCTGAACACCACCTACATCAACCTCGACTACCTTGCCGGGAAGAGCTATTACAATGTGCTGGAGGTGCTTCTCAAAACCCTCCACGCAACCGTCACCCAGTACAAGGGCAGC